GAAAAGAGTAAACTTTTTTTATTTTTGAAAAATTAAATTATTATATTTTATTAATCTATAATGGTTTATTGGACATCTGATGATGTAGTTCAAGTAGGAGAAGAGAAAGTTTCTATTCCTGCAGAAAATGGTTTAAATTATACTGTAGGTCAAACTAGTCGTAGAGTAAATCTATTTATTCCTCCTAGTGTTAAATTCCTATCTGGAAAAGATTCTTATCTTCAATTCGATCTTAAAATTAATCAACCTGATACTTTAAAAACACGCCTTCAGTTAGACCCTGCAGGAGCTGGCGTAATCGTGCAAAATTATAGGTGTTATGATGGTTCACGTGGGAATTTAATCGAGGAGATAAATGATATGAATCAATTAGTTGTTTTAGATTCTGATTACAATTCTGATGAATCTAGTCGTGGTCTTAAAGCACTTACACAAGGAGCAACTGATTATAGTCATGTTACTGGTGGAACTCTTGGAACATCAAAAACTGATTTGAATGATTTACATACTAATCCATATTTTAAAGCAAAAACAGATGCAACACTAGTAATTCCACACAAAGGAGCTGACTCAAACAATACTGTTAAATGTTGTGTTCCATTAGATAAAACTGGAGTATTTTCTGGTGACATCTTCCCAGTTATGATGACAGATGGTTTATTTATAGAACTAGATTTAATGCCTGCCCCTAGAGTCATAAATCAAGTTGATGCGGTGGCACGATTTCGTAGAACTAAATTAAATCCTGGATTCTTGAACAGAGAACCCTTAGTAGGAGGAAATGGTTCTATTATTTCCGCTTCCAATGCTTCTATTCCTGGATTTATATTAAAAGTAGATAATAGAATTAATGCTGTTGAATCTAATGTTCCATTTTGTGTAGGTGAATCTATTGGTTTTTGTAAAAGCACTAATAGTGCTTCTGTTATAACATTTGATGATGATTTAGTTGTAAGTCAAATAAATGCCTCTAATAATAATATAGAAGTTCGTATTACAGGGGGAGATGCGATTGCTATAAATGCTGCTCAAGACACACTTTCAGGACAAAATAATTATGTGGTATTTTCTAAAGAGATTACTAGTAAACCTGCTGAGGCAGCGAAAGTAACATATACAGTATCAAACGTAAATTTCATAGCACATCAAATAATGTTTGATTCTGATTATGAACAAAGAATGCTAGCAAAATCTCGTGCTGGTAAATTTATTGAATTTGATATTTATAGTTACACGAATTACAAAAACAGTATGTTGGCAAGTGAAAGACAAGCAACGTTCTTAATCAATGCTCAGAATTCTAAGGCAAAAGCACTTCTAACAATTCCAACTGACCAAACTGTATATACTGCTGCTCAGATGATTAGTAATACTGGAACATATGAAGTAACTTCTGACTCAATGGATACAACACTGTGTAGTAATCGCCCAGGACTTGCTGGGTGTTGTGACTTCTTAAGTTCTTATCAGTTTCAGATGGATGGTAAACTTGTTCCATCTCGTCCAGTATCTACACGTAAAATAGCAACACGTAAATCAATTGATGCTTTCCACGTGTTTGAGAGTGAAAAGATGTTAGCAAATAGTCATATTGAACCTAAATCATTTGTCAAGTTTATGGAAAACTTCGTTATTGGTCGTGGTTTTGGTGGTTCTAATAATGGTGTAATGGATTTACGAGGAAAAGATTTAAGTCTTATTCTTAATTATTCTGAAACGACTGAACCTACTAAAAATAAGACTTTCAATAGTTTTGTGTATCATGTAAGACGTGTAAGAATTCGTGGAGGAATGGCTGAGGTGATTGTATAAATACATTTGAAAAAACTTTCATTATTTAAATAAAAATTTTTTATATTATAATATAATATAAAAAATGGATACTTCACGACATATTTCTATAAGACCGGATAATATTCCAAGTGATGGGAAAATATCCTTTAAAAATGGATTTCCTGTTCTATCATTTACGATTCAAGCGCAAAATGGTTTATTAGATCCTAGAACGATTCGTATTAATGGAGGTTTGAAAATATTCAAAGATAATATTGACCCTCCTACTCCTGTTTATACAGACGATGCTAATCAAATTACACTTGATAATCGTTTAGGTGTGTTTTCTCTATGGGACCAGTTAATTATTCGTCACGGTCGTTCAAAACAAATTTGCGAACATATTCGTCATTATAATACCTTCCTTAATTCATACCTAGGAACAACCAGTTCAAAGAATGACCTTCTAGGGTATATGTCACAGAGTGCTTTAATGCAACCAAATGAAGAAGCTATGTTTCATAATGTTGTAGCAACTGGAAATGCTGCTAGTGCCAATGACTTTTCAAGAAGTTTCTCGTGTCATCTTCCTTGTGGATTCATAAATTCTGGAAATATGATTAATCTTATGCCCTCTTCCTTTGGGTCTGTCGTGATTGAAATTCATCTATCACCAGATTCAAATTGTCTATACACTCGTAATGGTGCGACAGCTGGTGTTGAAGATGCTCATTATGAGTTGTCTGATTTATCTCTAACTTGTGAAATTAATGATATATCACCAGATGACCAAGTAACATTTGCTCAACAGACAGAAGGTGCTTATGAGTTCCAAACTATTACATCTCTATATACTAGTATCAATACTGGAAATGCTCAGATTCAATATTCTCTTGGAATGAGTAAATTACAGAGTGTATTTATGACATTCAAACCTGCTGCTAATATTAATACTTTAACAGAAAATGGACTTGCTTCAACATATCCTAGTAATAGCACTGGAAATGCTCTAGCATCATTTACTCGTATTCAGTTTTTACGTGGGGGTCAAAAATATCCTGAAGATTTTGACACTGTGGGTGTTACAACTGATGCGGCAAATGTCAATAGTGCTACTGAAAGTTTTGTAGTTGCGGATGCTAAAATGGCATTAGATTTTGCTGAATCAATTATGCCAGAACATTCAATGGTTAGAACTACTTTATCTCCTTTAACTCTTAATCGTGATTATACTATGGACGCTACTGGAAATGGTGGATATAAGGCTCAAGCAGGAGGGGGTCCTTTGATGGGTATAGGAATGCGCTACTCGCAGTTCAATCAGGGTCAAAATTTCCGTGACCAGCAATGGGGCGTTTCCTTAGAAAGCACATTGAATGAAAATAATCCTATTGGTGTTTTCATATTCTACAAAAACAAAACAACTGTTGCGTGGAATGCTAATGGTGTGCAAATATCAACTTAATTTTTTCTTCGTTTATCTTTTTTTAAAATTTAATAAATAAAATAAAATATATATATATTTTATAAAATGTCTGAAGAGATGATTCCTGAATTTATGAAATTAGATCAAATCCCTGTTGATTATGTTCAACAATTGGAAACTGATTTATTAGAACCTGTTGTTCAATTAGAAGGTTCGGCAACTCGTGAAGGTCAATGCCGTTTTGAATTACAAAATAAAGGATTTTTACATTCTCATAGTAAATTATTTGTTTCACTTATTCCTAGTGTTAATGGGAATGGTTCTGCTGCTTTCCTTCCGCAAAATATAGGAATTGGCTCTCTAATCCAGTCAGCCACCCTGAAAGTCGGAAATCAAGTTTTGAATGAAATTTCTGACTGGCAATATTTACATATGATTAAATCAGCACAGATTGATAATGAATATCAACGTAACAGAGAACAGTATGTAACTGGACGTTGTATTAATCATGGTTTTATTTTCCGTGATTCAACAACAGCTAATAGTCCTGTTTTTGCAAAGAGTTATGGTTTAGATAATGGTCGTGAATATGATGCTATTAATTTAAAACAATTACCTTTTGCTGCTATGTCATCTGATGCTGTTAATGAATCTCCAACATATTCAATTGATTTGAGTGACCTTTTCCCCTTCCTTAAAACTCATCAATTACCGTTATACATGATAGACGCCCCTATTACCATTGAACTTACGTGGTCAAGAACTGTTCAAGACCGTGTGTGTTTACCTGATGGAGGTGCTGATACTACTGCAGAATATAAAATAGATGGAAGCGAACTTAAATTTGCTGCTGATTATATTTACTATGGAGCAACTGACGAGATGGCACGATATGCTGCTGCAAATCCAGTAATGGAATTTAACTTCCCTGATTATCGTCTTGCTAAGAATAGTGTTAGTAATAATGCTCTTGATGCTGGAATTGTTCGTAATATAGGAATGGCAAATCGTCTAGTATCTCGTGTATTAACAGTATTTAGTCCACTTAAAAGTTTTGGACCTGCTGAAGAAACTATTCTGAATAATTATCAAGCGTGTTCACCAAATAAAAATGCTTCAAATGTTGCTGGTGATGTTTCCTATAATCTCAGATATAATGACCGTTTTGAATTCAGTTCTGATTTAACGAATCTGTCACGTATTCATAGTATGTATGTTCAGGCGGAAACTGTTCCTTTTGTAACTCGTGAAGAGTTCTCAGATGAGAATCTTGGATTAACAGTCTCAAGATTTGAAGGACGTGTCCAAAATTCTGAAACAAGTGGTCTTCGTGGCAAGTTCTTCTGTCTTGCTACTCGTCTAACAAATGGACGTGTTGGACAACGTGGCATTGAATTACACATAAAGAGCAACACGACTATTGGAACTAATTACACAATGAGAAGTTATTGCGAATATATGCGAACTGCTCGTCTTTCTAACGGATTATTCGAAATTTTCAATATTTAAATAAAATATCAATATGTATTATAATGGTTGAAAAAGTCAAAATTACTTATAAAGGTGAAACTAAAAATGTTCCAAAAACATATGTTGAAGGTTTAAAAGGTTATGAAAGACAGAAACAAATTAAAAGTATATTTGAAGGTAAAAAAAGACCAAAGACATCATTCAAATCAAAAGAATCGTCTTGGACAAAAAAATTTAGTGCTAAATATGG